TCAAGGAATACAGTGTCTTTTCCCACAGCTCGAATCTTTTATCAAGAACGTTTAATAATTTGCAAATCATTGAAAAAGTGTGATTTACCGAATATTTAATCGGTAAAAACCGTTGGTAATCGATAAATAAAAATAAGCAATCCATCAAGGAGATCGATAAATGGCAACACTAAATTCACCAGGCGTATCCGTCACAGTTGTTGACGAGAGTTTTTATAATCCAGCAGCTCCTGGAACAGTTCCTCTAATTTTTGTGGCATCTGCTGCCAACAAGAAGAACAGCAGTGCTACTGGAACAGCAGCAGGCACATTAGGTGCTAATGCAGGAAAAGTTTGGACAATTACCAGTCAGCTTGATTTGGGTAGTACATTTGGAAATCCAACTTTTCAAACTGACTCAAATGGAAACCCTGTAAACGGTGGTGAGTTAAACGAATATGGGTTGCAAGCTGCGCATAGTTTGTTGGGTATCAGCAGTCGCGCATATGTTGTTCGTGCTGATATTGATTTAGGGCAGTTAGAACCACAGTCCAGCCCGGTTACAGGCAGTCCAGTAGCAGGAACTTATTGGTTAAACTCCGCCAATTCGGTATTTGGAGTAAGCGAATGGAACGCCACTTCTGGATTGTTTGAAAATCAAACCCTTCTTATCATTGACGACACAAATAAAAACTCAGTTGCCGCTAGTTCCACTGATTTTATGGGAAATCCTTATTGGACCCCGAATCCAAGTTTTGGAACGCTTGGCGCATATGCCATGGTAGTTACGCAAGAAAATACCAATGAACTATGGTATAAAAACAGCGATAATGTCTGGGTATTGGTCGGCAGCAATTGGGAACAAACATTTAGTCCAACCTGGAACGGAAGCACTTGCTGGCAAACCAGTTATCCTATCGCGGTCAGTTCAGGAATAAGCAGCTCATTTAATACCGGACTGTCACTTACCGTTAACGGACAATCCATTACTTTTAGCGGAACTAGCACCTCGCAAGTTGTTTCGAGCATAAACAGTGTGATGTACACACACGGAGTAGGAGCTAGAGTGCTTAATGGTCAAGTGGCATTATATGCAGATGCTAGCGATGTCACTTACAAAGGCAGCATTTCTCTAAGTGGATCGGCCGTGGGTCCTCTAGGATTTACGTCAACCTATGCAGCAGTAAGTCTTGCCATACAGCCACACACGCAGGTTCCGCAATTTGCAGCTAATGGAAATCCTAGTGGAAGTGTGTATATCAAAACAACGCCTCCAAATAATGGAGCCAATTGGTCTGTTAGTTATTATAACGGAGCAACACAGACTTTTGGAACAGTGGCGGCCCCCATCTACAAAAGTACCGATGCAGCAATCTTCAATTTGGATTTGACCGGAGGAACACAAATTCCTGTTGGAACACTATTTGTTTGCAGTAATTATGATCAGGGCAAAGGCGGATCAACTAGTTCGCAATTTTTAGCTGAATTTAAGGTATACAGAAGAAAAGCTGTAGCTCCTACAACTATTAGCTATGCCGTACCTAACTCATTTACTGGATTCAACACCGCAACAAATAGTACATTTGTCTTGAATGAAACTCTAGCAGGAGTATTTGGACATTTTAATACTGCCACAGTGACCATTGCTCCGCAGCCAGCAAACAACACAGCCACATCATTGAACGCGCTGGTTACAGCTATTAGTGCTGCAGGATTTAGCAATGTTTCTGCAACTTATAGCCCGTCCGCTGGCACCAATGGCACAATCACAATAAGTCATGCGTTAGGTGGAGATTTTAAGATAGCAGATGGAACCAATTCTCCATTGACTGGCGGCAGTCCCAATGCTTTAGGATTTAATCCACAAACTACGCCAAACCTATATCGTACAGGTAGATATCAAACCAATGGATACAGTTTGCGTGCAAGCAACTGGGCTCCGTTGTTTTATCAATCATTACCGACGGCTCCTTCCACTACTCCTGCCGATGGACAGTTATGGTACGATTCCATGACTGATCAAGTGGATATTTTATATCAAAACGGAACAACTTGGGTGGGATATTTAAATCAGTTCCCAAATAGTGATCCAAACGGTCCTTTGGTTTCGGCTTCGGCTCCTACCACGCAAAGTGACGGAACTCCGTTAACAAATGGAGACATTTGGATACAGACTTCGCCCATAGACAGTTATGGTCATCAAATTTATGTGTATAATGGTTCAACATTGACCTGGGTTTTGCAAGATCCAACCGATCATACCACACCAAATGGTTGGCTATTTGCGGATGCTCGCTGGAGCACCAGTGGAGCATCCAGCATGTCTACAGTAACACCGATCAAGGTCATGCTAGGAAGCAATTATCTTGATCCAGATGCACCTGATCCGGCTTTGTATCCACAGGGTACAAGATTATGGAATACACGTCGCAGTGGATTCAATGTTAAGAAATATGTTAGTGATTACATCAATCTGAATGCCAACAATGGTGTCAATATCAGATACAACAGTGATCCTTTGTCCAACTATGAAGCGGATCGCTGGGTAACAGCAAGTCCTAATGATAGTCAAGGAGTTGGTACCTTTGGAAGACATGCACAAAGAGCTGTGGTTGTTGCAGCATTAAAATCTTTAATTGATACCAATGCTGCTGTAAGAGATACCGATACACTTGTATTCAATCTACTGGCATGCCCTGGCTATCCAGAAGCTGTGCAGAATTTGGTCAATCTAAATTCGGATAGAAATCAAACGGCATTTGTTGTGGCAGATACTCCTTTCCGATTGGAACCAGATGCCACCACACTTAGTGCTTGGGGCAATAACACCAATGGTGCTTTGGATAACGGCGATGTTGGTGCGGTAACTTACGACGACTACACGGCTTTTTATTATCCCAGCGGTTATAGCAATGATAACTTTGGAAATTATATAGTTGTACCACCTAGTCACATGATGTTATATACCATTGCCAACAGCGATAATGTAAGTTATCCGTGGTTTGCTCCAGCTGGACTAAGACGAGGCGTGGTTCAAAATGCCACAGCGGTAGGATATGTTGATCCAACCACTGATGAATTTGTACAAACTTCACTGTATGAAGGTTTAAGAAATGTATTAGCAGAAGCCAAAGTCAATCCAATAGCCACTATCCCGGGTTCCGGGTTGGTAGTAATGGGGCAATATACTCGTGCAAGTGTGGCCAGTAGCTTGGATCGTATTAACGTTGCTAGACTAGTTTGCTATCTGCGCAGACAGTTAGAAATACTGGCTCGTCCGTTCTTGTTTGAACCAAACGATTCGATCACTCGTTCTGAAATAAAAGGAGCAGTTGATAATCTTCTTTTAGAATTGGTAGCACAAAGAGCGATTTACGATTATATCACAGTATGCGATACATCAAACAATACTCCTTCGAGAATTGATCGCAGTGAGTTATGGGTAGACATTGCCATTGAACCAGTTAAAGCTGTAGAGTTTATTTACATCCCATTGAGATTGGTCAACACCGGTGCTATCGCAGCAGGCGCAAAGGCCTAATTTAACAAAATAGAACAAGGAGCATTAAATGGCAATTTCAAGTTTAAGCAATTTAGGAGTACCGTTAGACACATCTCAGAGTGCATCCAATCAAGGGCTGCTGATGCCAAAACTGGCATATCGTTTTCGCGTACTTTTTGAAAATTTTGGTGTTACAAAACCCACTACCGAATTGACCAAACAAGTTATGAGTGCAGGTAGACCATCACCCAGTTTTGATGACATCACTCTAGATGTTTATAATAGTCGAATCAAACTAGCAGGCAAGGCCAAGTGGGATGACGTTGAAATCAAAATTAGAGATGATGCACAAGGCAACGTCAGTAGACTGGTTGGCGAACAGCTTCAAAAGCAATTTGACTTTTATGAACAAAGCAGTGCTGTAAGCGGAATAGATTATAAATTTACCACGTTGATACAAATTTTAGATGGCGGAAATGGCAACCAATATGGTCCGGTTGTTTTAGAAACTTTTGAATTGGATGGCTGCTTTTTAAACAAAGCTGCATACTCTCAAGGTGATTATAAAACCAGTGATCCATTAGAGATCACATTGACTGTTAGATATGACAATGCCATTCAACTCAATGCTGCTGGATCACTAGTAGGAATTGGTGAGCGGATTAGGCAAACAGCCGGAACATTAGCTACCGGCGGAGCCGGCGGTAGTGGAATTCCGGCTTAATATTTTTTTATACACTGATAAAAAAGGCGTAATTTATTACGCCTTTTTTTATAGATAAATAAAACACTATGTCAAGCGGGTGGGTAAATCAATTAAGCGGCAGTGCTGGGGTAAATCTTAGAGACTACCAACATGCTTCTAGATTATATCTAAGAAGTACGCCAGATCGTATCTATGAATTTAGCCCAAAAGCTGGATGGATATATTATGTAAGGATCAACATTAATGCGGATATAGCCAAGGCTATTACCGATACTGTTGCATATATAGAATTTAATAGATGGTATGGCAGATACAAAGGATTTATAGGTTTGTTATCCAAACAGGTAGATTTGCCTAAATTCACAATTGATACCGAAATAATGAATCAGTATAATAGAAAGCACATTATACAAAAGAAAATAAATTACAGTCCAATTTCTATCACGTTTCATGATGACATGGCAAATCTTTCAACTAATTTTTGGAAAAGTTATTATACATACTATTACGGAGACAGCAATGACACCGGACGTGTGAGTATAACGCAAGCGTCTACAGTGCCTAAATATAGCGATAACAAATACAACGACTTCATCAGCAATTCCAACAAATTTGGATTGAGTAATGGACAATCCATACCTTTCATTGAATCAATAGATATTTTTCAATTAAATCAAAAGAAATACACAGCGTTTAAATTGGTCAAACCCTTGATAAAAGACTGGTCGCATGAATCGTTAGATCAGTCAGCAGGAAGTAAAATAGCAGCCAGCAAAATGATCATAGAATACGAAACAATGATTTATGATACCAATCCGGATAATCGCGTTATTTCTCAAAGTGGATTTAATAGCCCTGAACATTATGATACAGCCTTCAGTACCATCGGCATTGGAGGACAAGGGAATCCCACAGTTGTAGATCAAAATGGGTCAGTATCGGGAATTACGGATATTAGAGGCAGTTTGAACAATCCTGGCAACAGCGATCTTGATAGAATAAACAGCGAAACAATTGCGGCTGCTGGATCCAGATTACCAGATAGTATTTTTATACCCCCTAATTCTAATGTTAAATTTTTCAGTCTACTGCTGAAAACTTCAGGACCAAATATATTATCATCTCAGTCTTTGAATGAATCACAAAGCACCAATCCTGCAGGAATAAGTGTTCCTGCAGGATCTCAACCCTCAAATGCCACACAAGCAACGCAAGTTGAGTTACCTTCCTACAGTGAAAAATTAGGTGTCGGACCAATAATATGACAGCTTTGTACACTAATATTCCTTCACAAAAAGCTCCATCCAGCTCTGATCAAACAATACAGGTAATGAACAATTACTTTAGCACTCCAATCACTATAAACAACAACGAGCTAATCGCTATGACGGGTTTTTTTGAGAGCAGAGGTTTTCAAGCAGTTGCCGCAGAATCAACAGCAATAACAATACTCACGCAGGCATTGCAAGACGGATATAATGCTCTACAGATTTTAGATACATTAAGAACACTGGGATCAACTGAGATTAGCGGATTGGTTGCCGAAATATTAAATTATAATAGACTGAAAACTAGTTTGCTGGGAGCTAGTCAATCATTCCAGCCATCACAGGAAGTTACCAGACAGATCATAGACAATACTCCAAAAGTAAAATGAGTCTAAGATTTTCACAAGGCAGTTACAAACTCAAAAATCCTGATAAGTACATCGGGCGAGGAACCCCGCGATTTCGCTCAAGTTGGGAAATTGCTGTAATGAAAATGTGCGATGAAAATCCTGCCATACATCAATGGGCCAGCGAAAGCGTTAAAATACCTTATCGTGATCCTTTAACAGGCAAGGCCACTGTTTACGTTCCGGATTTCCTTGTGGTATTTGTAGATAAATCAAATAAAAAACGTGCAGAGATTTGGGAAATAAAACCTGCCAATCAGGCCATACTGGAAAATGTTGGAAAAAACAAGTACAATCAAGCACAGTATGTTCGCAACATGGTAAAATGGCAAGCAGCTAGAAATTATTGCAAACAGGCCGGAATGATTTTCCGCATAATAACCGAACATGATTTATTTTTAGGTACTAAAAAATGACAAAAAAATTAGAAGAAATTTTAAACATTGACCCCAAGACCGAGGACATTATTCCCGCGAAAGAAGCTACTATGGCTCCTCCCACTATTGATCTGCAATCTAAACTTGAAGAATTTGACAAGATATCTGCGGCTTTGCCCAGAGTCAAAGGACTAGGGGATATAAGTGATGCCGAACTGGACGCATTGGCTGTCAAAGCCGAGCAGGCCTATGACGATTTAATGGATCTAGGAATGAATGTAGAAGCACGCTATGGCGCTCGCATGTTTGAAGTAGCGGCCAATATGATGAACGCAGCTATACAAGCTAAAAGTGCCAAAATAGACAAAAAATTAAAAATGGTAGATTTACAGCTTAAAAAGCTAGCTATTGATAAAAAACATGGACAAGACAATGAGGTACAGGGCGAAGGCTATATTATGACAGATCGAAACTCCATATTGGAAAAACTTAAGAATTTGAAATAAATAAAGCATAGGAACAAATTAACTATGAAAAATTTTAAGACATATCTAGCAGAAAGCACAAAAAAATGGAACTTCCGTATCAAGGTCGCGGGCAAATTTACGCCTGAGCAGGCCGATATGATGAAGGGATTACTGGAGAAATACCAACTGTCTCAATGGAAGAAAGTTGGGATTACCCCCATACAGGAATTACCTTTAGACTTTCCCAAAATCAAGAATGCCGAAGTAACCATCTACGAGGCCACTGTGGATTATCCTGTCACACAGGGCGAGCTGCATGAGTATCTCAGTACCAGTTTGGGAATTACCAAGGATGCCATGGTTGTTCGTCATCCTGGCGAAGATCTAGAAATATATCAGCAGCCCACGGAACCCAGAGAAGGTGCATTATTAAATGACCCCGATTATAAGGAAGCGCCAAACCACAAATTTGAAGATTATTATGGCGACAAATACAATTCGGGGTTCGTGAAAGAATTAAATGAATTATTAAAACTGCAACGCAAAGCACGCGGCGAACAAATTCCTAGCGAAGGGCAGGCACATTACAATGTGGATGATAAAGCAAATGACAAGAGTCTATTGAAGCAGGCTCCTGAAGTAAGGAAGTTTTGATCATGCACATGATCAATGTTCTCAACAGATTGGCTGAATTGGACGAAGGCAACAAAAACGTCATCAATCCCATGGTTAAAGATAAAAAAACCAAGGAAGATAGGAATTCTGCCTATGATGGCTATCAAGGCGGAGCACCCGATACACAGAGTGTGGTAGGCAATGGCAATGAAGAAAATCCAGATCCTGCAGGAAAAAAACATAATGGAATTGGCGGTAGTGATAACCGAAACAACGAAGGAAAAATCATGAAAGAATTAGATGTAAACAGCTTGCGTTATTTGTCAGGCATTAATGAAGCACTGGAAGAATGTGGAATGATGCCTATGGATGGTGCACAAAGCCGGGGACATGCAAGCATTAATATTACTGCCGATAACGGTCCAGAACTGTCTGGAATGTTAAAAGATATCATGAATCTAGCTGGTGTTCACAAGGTTGAAATGGATCATATGCCCATTGAAAAACCAGACGCAGGACCAAGCAAACTGGTAGCTTCGCCTGTGTTATCGCAAGGGCAAGAAATGAAAGATTTGATCAAGACTCTGGATGGCATGGAAGGTCACGAAGACTCAAAAATGCTAGTCCATGACGACGAGGAAGAGTTCGAAGAAGATCGAATGAACGGGCACAGCCACCGTGCCATGGATAATAGTCCAGATGAAGAGCTTCTGCCTGGTACATTTAACCGCATTGGTGACGGAGATCAAAATGCTGTGGCCGCCAAAGATGAATTGGTTGATAGAAATCGTCGCAGTACCATGACCACCCGCGAATCTACCTTGGAAAAATTGCTGGCCGATTATGCAGAATTTATTGCAGAAGCAGCTCCGCACAAGCCCAAATGGTTGGAAAAAGCACAAGTCAAAGCGGAATTGAAATCAGGTCAAAAAATTTCCAAAAAAGAAAGAAATAAGGTTGGCGTGGATGAATCTCGATGCAATCATTCACCCAAGGGCAAAATGTGTCCAGTGCATGGTATGAAGGAATGCAGCGGTTACATGGAAAGCACAATGAAAGACAAATGCTGCTGCAAAACCAAAGGAAAAACCAAGTGTCCTGTGCATGGAAATATCAGTGAAGAAATGAAACCTTATGTAAAGGCAGGGCAGAAAAAATTTGATGCGCAAACCAAAGCACAACAGTCATCAACTCGTCAAGCCGGAACAGGCGTTTGTTTATGTGATAAGAAAGGCCAAGACAAATGCCCAATACATAAGGACAAACCGATGGACGAAGGAAAAAACTGGGTTAAAAAAGCTGTACAAGGCACAACCAAAGGTGCACTGCGCAAGCAAGAAGGCAAGAAAAAAGATGAAAAATTTAGTAAAAGTGAATTGAAAAGTCTTGCTAAAACAGGAACTCCTAAAGAAAAGAAGCGTGCACAGTTTGCTTTAAATATTTCCAAAAAGTAAATCGTACACAACATATCAAATAGGCCCCGCGGGGCCTATTTTTTTGAGTAAATATAATTATGGGTAGTAAAAATCTCGATGGGGTCTTAATAAAACGTGCAAACCAAAAACAAAAATGGACCAAAGCTCAGATTGAAGAATTAATCAAATGTCAAGATCCTGACACAGGTCCTGCCCATTTCTTAAGAAATTATTTTTTTATACAGCATCCGGTGCAGGGCAAACTAAAATATGAGGCGTATGATTATCAGGAGGAATTACTAAAAAGTTATCATACACATCGGTTCAGCATTAACATGCTTGGAAGGCAGCTGGGAAAAACCACCACCGCGGTGGGTTATTTGCTATGGTATGCGATGTTTATGGATAACAGTACTATTCTCATAGCCGCGCACAAGTATTCGGGCGCACAAGAAATCATGCAGCGATTACGATATGCTTATGAAACCTGCCCAGATTGGATAAGAGCAGGTGTTACCAGCTATAACAAACAAAGTGTAGAATTTGAAAACGGATCGAGAATAATAGCCCAAACTACTACAGAAACCACAGGTAGAGGTATGTCTGTGTCCTTGCTTTACTCCGACGAGTTTGCATATGTGGAACCCAATATTGCTGTTGAATTTTGGACCTCTATCAGCCCTACTCTGGCCACAGGTGGTAAAGCCATTATTACTAGCACTCCAAACAGCGACGAGGATCAGTTTGCTCAAATTTGGAATGAAGCTAATAAAAAATTTGACGAGTTTGGAAATGAAACAGAATTAGGAAGAAATGGATTTTATCCATTCAAAGCCATATGGAATCAACATCCTGAACGAGATGAAACCTGGGCTGATACTGAGCGTAGTAGAGTGGGCGAAGAAAGATTCCGTCGTGAACATCAATGCGAGTTTTTGATTTTCAGTGAAACATTGATCAACAGCATCAGTTTAAGTGATCTGGAAGGGCAGGAACCCTTTATGAAAATGGGACAGGCCAGATGGTACAAAAGAATAGACCCTAGTTCGACATATGTTTTCAGCCTCGACCCCAGTTTGGGCACAGGTGGTGATTTTGCTGCTATAGAAGTTTTGGAAATACCCAGTCTAGAACAAGTGGGTGAATGGCATCATAATACTACTCCTGTGCAAGCTCAAGCCAGAATTTTCCGAGATATGATCAAATATGTAGACGACGAATGTAATAAAATGGGCGCCACCAGTAGCATTTACTACAGTGTTGAAAATAATACCATTGGCGAAAGCGCCATAGCGGCTATAAATGAATTGGGCGAGGACAGTTTTCCTGGACTGTTTCTAAGCGAACCTATTAAAAAAGGTCATGTGAGACGATTCCGACGAGGCTTCAATACCACACATTCAGCCAAAATTGCTGCCTGTGCCAAACTAAAGCAGTTGATTGAAAGCAAGCAAATAAAATTAAACAGCAAAACTTTAATCAGCGAACTTAAAACATTTATAGCTTCGGGCATATCATTCAAGGCAAAATCAGGTCAGCACGATGATTTGGTTTCAAGCCTATTGTTATCCATGCGTATGATCATGATTTTACAAGATTGGGATCCTGTAATTTATGAAAAAATGCGAGATCATAAAGGTTTGGAAGAACATGATTTGCCTATGCCGATTTACATCAGCACTTTACATAAATAGTACACTATGAACGCTATAGAACTCATTTCTCAAGATCTTTTTGATAAAATACGCAGTCGCTATTCTAACCTAGAAATGGGCGATCAAAATGGCAAGATTACATCAGATCCATTAGCAGCCCGATTTTTTGATTTTGACTTTGTATTTGAAGGCAACAATCTTGGCAGAGTCAGCATCAGCATCAATGACGTTGGCACGTTGAAAATATTTTACGGAAAAGGAATACTTCAAGGTCAAGATCGTTTTACTCAAGGAGTATGGTTTGATTTTTTAAGAGAAATGAGACTATTTGCCAAACGTAGAATGCTACGTTTTGATACAAGAGATATAACAAAATCCAATTTGAACAAAGATGATTTTCAATATCTAGCATCAACCGGATCTAAGGAAGAAAAAATGGCGGAAAGCAGAATGTATGGCAGCTCACGAAGCAGTTATTTGCCCATGTTGGAAAAAGTAAAAATTATAGTAAGACACAGTGCTCCTGTAAGTGACGGTGGTCGCCATAGACATATCCGAGCTATCTATGTGGAGAACCAGGCAGGTGAACGTTATAAATGCCCAATAAATTCTTTACGATTGGCCGAAGCCATGGGTCGACATGTGGCCAATGATGGAAGACCACATGATCATCATGGACAAAAAATAGTCAAGATGGCAGAGGAAATTGCTCAGCTGGCATCATTTAAAAAGCATGCTCATCATGTGGTCAATGACACAATGCAGACCGAGGCCAATGAGATTTTAGAAAGAGCATGTGGAAAACTAGATCAGTTGCGTGAATGTATGAAACGTATTAGCACACAACGCGGTTACGAAGAATGGAAGGAAGGTCAGCATGCCTCATCCGAAGATGATCAAATGGTCATGGATCAGGCAACCATGGAACACTACAAAAGTCAATTTACTGTTAATAAATTTAATGAAAATCTAGTTCAATACTTTCCATTAATACACAAAATCATGCAAGAAATTGGCGAAGTCAATCTAGCGGACATGGTAAGCGAAACTCGAGAAGAAACATGCGACGAATGTGGCATGTATGAAACCCAATGCAAGTGTGAAAAAGAAATAAAAGAATTTTCAGAATTTTCTGAATGGACAACACAGGTAGCAGAAGGCCGCCCGACTGACGATCAGATTTCTCAATTGAAAAAGCTTCTCGATAGCGGCGAGTTAGACACAACAGGATTAGAAGGCACTCCTTCCATGCAGGCGTTGGAGGATATTGGAATATTAGATCAAGATTTATCAGACGCTATCGAAGCAGCCGGTCCCAATGGCGATATGAGAACTATACTGAGATCCTGGTTACATGAAAAAAATGATCAAGATGCCATCAAAGAATTAGGTCTAGATAACAGCGATAAAGAAGAACAAGCCGCCGAGCCGGAGGAAACTCCTCCACCGGAAGCAGTCGCATCTCCTGAAGTTCCAGAAACTCCTCCAGCCGAAGAGCAGCCGCCTGCTGGAGCTGAACCCGGAATAGCACCTCCGTCCCCTACCGAAGAAGATGAAGAAATAGAAAGAGAACCCAATAAGAAAAAACTTTCTCCCACAGATGTAGCCGAAAGAATCCAAGGGTTTTATAATGTGCAGGAAGGAACCTTTACATTGGGCGAAACCGGCGTTATCACCAAGATAGAAAAAGAAGGTGGTCCGCATGCAGCACGATTGGCCAAAAAGTTTATGCATATGCATCGAGTACTTGGTCCAGAAAGATTTAATTCTGTGCTACAACAAAACATCAAAAATAGAAACATGATGGAAAAACCGGATCAAACGGCTTTTGAAGATATTTTGAGATTGTCTGGCTTAAAAAAATAATAATTTTTTCTTGCTTTAATAAATAGAAGTGTGTATATTATAGACATATGCACACTTTTTCTTTTTAGTCAGTTGGCTAAAAAGATGTGGCTTAAACAAAAGGAAAAACATTATGGCAACATTAGCAGAAATTAGAGCAAAACTTCAAGCATCATCTCAAAAAGGTACCGGTGGCTCAACCGGCGGCGACAACGCAATCTATCCTTTTTGGAATATCCAAGACGATCAAACAACAACAGTACGTTTCTTACCAGATGCAGATCCGAACAATGAATGGGGATTTTGGATAGAGCGATCAGTTATTAAAATGCCCTTTGCTGGCATTGTGGGAGAAACTGATTCTAAGCCGGTAACAGTGGCTGTTCCTTGCATGGAAATGTATGGAAAGAATGAGGTATGTCCTATCCTTACAGAAGCGCGTGCTTGGTACAAGCAGGCCAAGGACGAACGAGATCCAGCATTCAAGGCCGAGCTAGAAGCATTGGGTAGCCGTTATTGGAAGAAACGCAGTTATCTTTTCCAAGGATTTGTAGTTGATAACAAGGTGCCCGATGATAAAGCTCCAGAAAATCCAATCCGACGATTTGTTATGAACGCACAGATTTTCAATATCGTAAAGACCGGTGTCATGGATCCGGAAATTGAAGAACTGCCGACTGACTATGTGCGTGGATTAGATTTCAAGATTGCCAAGACCAAGAAAGGCAAGTTTGCTGATTATACTTCTTCAAGCTATGCTCGTCGTGAACGTGCACTAGATGCAAACGAAATGGCTGCTATTGAAAAGTATGGACTCTTTGATTTAAAGAGTTTTCTTCCTAAGAAGCCCACTGAGGTTGAACTTAAGGTAATTCAGGAAATGTTCCAGGCATCAGTTGACGGCGAAGCATTTGATATGGCTCGCTGGGGTCAATACTTTAAGCCTTCAAACTACGCATCTTCGTCGCGAGGCAATGATGACTTGGGCGAGGATGATGTGATTACATCTGCATCTCCTGCTCGTGCTGCTGCACCTAAGATTGAAGAAAAGCCTGTTCTCAAGGTTGAAGAAAAAGTTGCTGTCAAGGCAGATGAAAAATCTGCTCCAGTCAGTGACGGTGCAGCCCGAGCACAGGAAATTATGCAAAGGATCCGTAGTCGCGCGGTTCAGCAGTAATTTAGGAGATCAAAATGACAAAAAGTTTTGATATTTCTAAATTTAGAAAGAGCATTACCAAGTCAATTGACGGTCTAGGGGTCGGATTTAACGACCCCACAGACTGGATCTCGACTGGTAATTATGCTTTGAATTATCTTATTTCAGGAGATTTCTTTAAAGGAGTTCCGCTGGGTAAGGTCACTGTGTTTGCAGGAGAATCCGGGGCAGGTAAAAGTTATATCTGTTCGGGCAACATCATTAAGCATGCACAAGAACAGGGCATTTATGTAATCCTTATTGACAGTGAAAATGCGTTGGACGAAGCTTGGTTAAAAGCATTGGGAGTAGATACCGCAGAAGATAAACTGCTGAAGTTAAACATGGCCATGATTGACGATGTGGCCAAAACTATTTCAGAGTTTATGAAAGAATACAAATTGATGCCAAATGAGGATCGTCCAAAGGTATTATTTGTGATTGATAGCCTTGGTATGTTGTTAACTCCGACTGATGTCAATCAGTTCGAAGCAGGCGAAATGAAGGGCGACATGGGTCGTAAACCCAAAGCCCTAACATCCTTGGTGCGCAACTGTGTCAACATGTTTGGCAGTTGGAATGTGGGCATGATCTGTACCAATCATACCTATGCTAGTCAGGACATGTTTGATCCTGATGATAAAATTAGCGGCGGCCAAGGATTCATTTACGCATCCAGTATTGTGGTTGCAATGAAGAAATTAAAACTCAAGACCGATGCAGATGGCAATAAGACCTCCGAAGTGCATGGCATACGAAGTGCCTGTAAAATCATGAAAACACGCTATGCTAAACCATTTGAAACTGTGCAAGTTGAAATTCCTTATTCCACAGGAATGAGTGCCACTTCCGGTTTGGTAGACATGTTTGAAAAGATGAATGTATTATCCAAGTCGGGCAATAAATTGGCCTACACTGACAAAGAGACCGGAGAGATTATTTCGGAGTTTCGTAAAAACTGGACCGAAGATAAATTAAGACTTATTATGGATCAGTGGGATGAACTTTTAGTTAATCAATCTACAAATAACATAACCGATAGCGAGGGCGAATAATGGACGAGAGTTTGATCATTGAAATTTGGGATACTTTCAAGCAGTATATTCCGGAAAAGAACAAGGACAATGCTGCAGGTCAATATGTTGATTTCCTTTTAGGAAAAGATATTGATGCCGAAACATTGGAAGGATATTTGTCTTATGATCCACATCTCGATGATGCTATTAATTTAGTAATCGATGGACCAGAGGACCACGAGGACGAAGAAGATTTTGGACATGATCACGAGGATTATTAATGTCCTTATGGTACTCAAAGGTGAGCAAGGACATTGCTCACCTTCCTTCCTGCATTGATCATTTTTATCACGAACTTGATTCTGCCAAAAAAGAAGTCAAGATTTTTGGCAATGTAGAAAAGGCCTCGGCACAACTGCCTGGAATTGTAGAACATCGCTTTAATCAATTACAAGAAATTGAAGCGATTTTAGAATATTTAAATATCGAGCTAAGAAGAATACGTAGCAAGATTTTTAAGAAATATTTAGAGAATTATCAAAGAGC